CCCAAAAGCAGTTTCGTCTTCCACGTTTTGATAAATTACCTCTGCAAGCGACATGAGTTTAACCATATCAAGAGTTGAAAAGGAACCTGGTTGAAGCTCAAACGAATTTTCAATCATCTGACACTCCAAAACTATTCCAGGATAAGGCCGCTCAATCGCCAATGACGCGGTATTTATAATTGCCTGTAATGTGTGTTTACCTTCAGGCAAAACCCTGCTCTCGACCGAATAAGGTCGTACATCAATTATGACGTCATTAAGATTGCCTTTTATTTCTTCCTTAATGCTCAACAACAGGTTGAAAAACATTGTCGCAAATACCTGCAATCGTCCGCCAAACATCATTGCTAACGAGGCGGCCCTCGCTGCGTTATTGGCAGCAGAAGGGTTGGACGTAACGTTCAAACCTATCTTTAATAAATAACGGCCGACTGCAGGAACCCAGGGTAAGGATGTATCAGTTAAACCATCTCTTACCAATACATGAGCTCCTACAAATTCGCCTCGACCATTAATTATATACTTCAACTTCACTTGAAATCCGGCATCATTATATTCTCTTTCTACCATAGTATTGGTTTGCCTGCCGTCCTTAGCTGTTGAAGTTGGATCTACAAAGATGCGAGATAATCGAAATATACCGTCATCACCTTCAAACCAGCCCCGAAAGAACACGGCGACCGAGCGTTTCGGGGCAGGCACTTCGACCCGCTCAAATTTGGGGCCACAATTAGTTTCTTCAGTCTGAAAGGTGACGACTGTTTTCTCCACACCGTTGTCATCAAACTGGCGCAATGGTATACTATTGTAAATGAAATCATGCGACCCCTCCTCAATTCGTAATCTACCTGTTTGTTTGTTTGGTGCAAACAAATGTTCAGGGTTGTCCAAATGAGCACAGTGAGTAACAATTGTTTCATTAGTAAAATTCATATCGCCAGTGTTGATCCACCCAGAATCTAAGTATAGATCTTTAAAACGGGCAGTTAAAGTAGTACCCTCAGTGCGCACCTTCAATATCATCCCTGAATGAACATCTGCCCACAACTTAGCATCTTTTAAAAACGTAAGCTTGGCCTGTAATTTAGGTAGGATGATAATGTTAACATGATGCAATAAACCCAAAAAGTGACCCATGGTACCATTACCATCATGGTCACAACGCTGATGAAGCTCCATAGCGGTTTGATCTACTTCACCAAGTGCCAATGGGTCTTCAATTGGCTTACCATGCTTTGATAAAGGAGGACGACTACATTCGGTTATAATCTGATCCAACATTTTGGACCGATCCTGTCCTTTAATACACATTCTTGAAAAGATTCCGCCCTCCTTAGATCCAATCTTG